GTTTGCATCAATCGCATCAAGAGCAGCATCCGATAAAGCGGCGGCACTCAATAGCTGACCATTCGCAAAGGCCGGTACATCATTCTCAATTCCGTTTGAAATATTGAATTTTGCAGGCTGTCCGAAGTCTTCCGAAACGGCAGAAAGTGAAAGCATACCCAATGCAATGCCTAAATGAGTAACCGATTTTCCAGTTACATAGAAAAGATAAGCACCCAATCCGGCACCATCCTGACCAATGATTGAGCTAACTTTATTTGCAGTCAATACCGTAAGGTCTGCAATAGCTGTAATGTCGGCTGTACCTTTTAAATCGGCTGCGTAAAGAGCCGAAAGAGGTTTATGCCTTGCGTCATTGTAAGTCTTAATTATCCCATCAATTGCGGTCAAATCTCCACTTGCATAAGCGGCTGAATCTTTGAATATCCCTACCTGGCGAATCTTTCCTGAAGCTGCTGTCTGCAAAAGTGTAATTTCTGCAAAGGTGTAAGGTGAAGGAACAGGAAAAAATCCAACCCAAAGAATTGAGTTTGGATTACCTCTGAAAAACTCAGAAATATGGTAATGCCATACAGCCTGTTTTGATGCAACACCCGCCGAAAATTGAGTAATGGTATTTGTCATTGTTGCACCCGCCGACAAAGTAACCACAATCGGAGTACCCGAATTTAGGAAAACACCCAATCCGGGACGTGCTGTGATTGCGGCAGACCCAGAGGTATCGACAGAGGTATAGCCATGCGTTTTAGTTCCCGCATTGATTATTGCAGCAATTGCATCACCCACCTTTGTAACCGTTGAATCACCTGAAGCCTTTGCGTAAGTTCCTAAATCAACGATAACACCAAGCGGCTCGGTAACTTTAATGTTGATAGTGTCGCCGTTTGTGCCAATGCCTGTAATTACAACCGCCCCGGCTGCTTTCGTTTCGTCTGCATGAGTGGATAATATACCTGCATTCTCAGCGTCAACAATAGAGAAAAGCTGCTTTGTGTTATTCGTGGTTGTAAACCCAGAGGGCAAGGAGGCAGTATATAAGATAAGCCCAGATATAAAATCCTCGCCGGCTGCTACCCTATTACTCGCTCCTTGGCCTTTGATAAATGTGATATTACTTCTCATTTATTTATTTTTTGGTCGTCCTTTCGAACGCGGTTTATCTTCTTTGAGACTTTCGCCCCCATTATCAACAATCGGAAGTTCATCGCCTCGGTTTATTTCTTCGCCTCCATTATGGGGGTGTAAATGAAAATTACCGTCTTTGGTTACCCAAATGGTTTTAACATTGGGTAACGCTGCGAAAACATCTTTAGGATTGTGATACATCTTAATTAATGCGTGTCAATGTTGCACCGGTAGCCGAAAAGAATGTTAAACGATAACCGGCAACTCCGATTGTGGCGCTGTTGGCAATTGAAAGAGTATTGGTTCCGGGAAAGCCAGAAGCCGTAATGCCAGTATTGACAGCAACGGTTACCGTGTTTGCGCCCGATACATTATCAACCCAAAAATCAAAAATAGTTCCCTGTACTGCTCCAATTGCAGAAGCTACCGCCGAAGCCGTCGGAAGTGTCAATGTGGTTGCGGCTGCTGAAGTACAAGTAATATATCCACGTGCTAAATAAGCTGCCGAAATTGTTCCTGTTGAATCCATTGGGGCAACAATCGTATGATTACGAATAATAGGAGCCGAAGCGATCACATTTCCAGTAACACCTAATCCGGTCGTTTTAATATCTAAAACTTTTGCACCATTAAGAGCATAACCATCATTGTTTGCACCAATTCTGTATAAACCACAATCAGGATCAGAAATAAACGAATATGCCGGCAAAGAAACTGTTCCGTTTCCTGCACCCAATACATTAACAACGTTGAAACCGGTCGTGGTTAACCCTGCGGCTTTTACACCACCAATAGTAAAGCCTAATTCGGTGGCCGAAACATTATAAAATCCTTGATCTGTTTGTCCTGTAAATGAAAGAGTAGGAACAGCTGCTGATCCTTGACCAACCAATCCAGTTACTAAATTTTGACCAGAAAGCTGATACCATCCAACGCCATTAAATACAAAGAATACATTCGCCTTAGAACTTGCTTGCATTGTAAGAGTTCCACCCGATGTAAAACCAGTCGAAAAGGTTATAACGCGGCCTGAACCATCGTCAGTAAAAAGAATGTTCAAACGGTCACCAACATGATTGCCAGTTACAACAGATTTTAATGTCAATGCGCCAGTAAGTGTGCCTACTTTATAAGTATAATCATACACTCTTGATTTGATTGTATCAACAGCCTGATACGCTTTTGCTTTGTAGCCCCAAGTAAGAACGCGCCCGGTGTTGTCAGAGTTTGCAGTAGTACCAAATCGAGGGACTGTGCTTTGTCCGATTGCTGCGAAAACAAAACACATTAAGAAAACTAAAGATAAAAACTTTTTCATAATATTAATTTTAAGGGAGTGTTGCCTCCCATATTTTTAAACACTAAAATCACCAATTACCAAAGTAGTGAACAAAAATGCTTGATCGCCAAATCCGTACTGAACATCAAATTTCAGCAACCCTTTCAGGAAGAAAAGCTCTGAATTGTTCTGAAGCCTCATTAACTGAAGATTGTTATCTTCGGTTGAGTTCATCCCTACATAAAGATTAGAAGATACATCGTCAAGTCCTTCACAGAAAAGGATAGTATCATCCGCCATCCCTGCAAGTGGAACAATCTCATAACCTTTAAATTTGTTAATACCCTGTTCGGTGGTGTTAACACCCTTGAAGGTTAAGGTGGTAGTGATGAATGTTTGATAAATCTGTTCGGTATTGATCGAAACAAAGAATTTCAAACGTGTATAACGAGTTGGGCGGCTCAAAAGAGCTTTTTTGTTTGTTGCTGCCAACTGCAAAAGTGCATTCATAGCATCAACAATATTGTAATGAGTAGCATCAGAAGCCCCTGCGATTAATGGGAAAGGACTTGCAACCTTTAACAAGGCTGCGTCTGCGATCATTTTTTTCAAGAAACCATCAAAGAAACAAATCTGACCATTTCCGGCTGTTCCGGGATCGGCGGTATAAGATGTAGAACCCATCCAAAGTCCAAGTTCGATTTGTTCAAATGCTCTTGCAAGCCCGATTTGCATCATGTAGTTTTCGGCAGTTACCGGAAGTTCACGAGCTAACAACGTTGGAGAAAGTTCTTCGGCTAACCAGTGTTGTTCGTAGTCACGTGGGTCAAATTCTGTGTACAACATTAAATCCTGTGGCGTAAGAACACGGCCATCGACGGTGAATGTACCGGAAGAGGTGGGAGTAGCAGCGCGAGGCTGTAATGGATTTGCGAAGTCAACACGACCAATGGTGTGCTGTTTCTTTATTCCATCCTGAACATATACACCACCCTTTTGAATAGTGTCCATGCCGAAAGTTGCGGGTAACCAAAAGTAGGAAGCGAATGTTCCTGCGTAAGTGGTATCATTAATTACTAAAGCCATTTTATTAAGTATTAAAGATTAAATTATTTTGGAAGTTTACCTTCACGTCTCAGCTTGCTCATAACGGCCAATCCAAGAGCGGTAGTAGGAAGCTGTCCTTTTTCAAGTTTGTTAGCTTCGGCTTCGGTAATAACAGGGGCAACCTTATTTAAGGGAAGCTCTTCGATCATTGCCTTTGTGCCATCGAAATCAGCAACGGCCAGTTTTGACCATTTCAGAATAACAGTAGCGTCATTTTTGATACGGCCTAATTTTGCAAAGCCTTCAACCATGTTTTTAGCTTTGTCTTCATTCAGCTTGTCTTCGGCTTTTTTCTTTTCCTCAGTCATTGCATCCAGTTCGGATTTGCAAGCATTGTACTTAGCTTCGGCTTCGTCGGCTGCGGCTTTTTTCTTTTCGAATAACGCTTTCAGCTTGTCGAGTTCATCGCCATCTGATTTGGCTTTGTCCTGAGCGTCCTGAATAGCTTTGTCGCGTGCCTGTTCGGCAGACTTAGCCTTATTCTGGATGTCGGTAATGGCTGCTACGATAGAATCTTCTGGGGTGCCATCTACTAAGCCCAGTTTCATACATACTTTAATCATTGTATTAATTTTTGGGTTATTATTTAAAATCGAATTTAAAACCAAATTACATTCTTTGTGAAACTCTGAATAGTTGGTAATCCTTTTCAGGTATTTTGTATTCTCACCAACGGACGGCGTGATTTCGTCGCAAAGCTTCAATTGTTTTGCTTCGTCTGCCGTGATAAAACTTGTGCGTGCCATCATTCGGGCAACTTCATCTTCTGACATTCCGCAACGCTGCTCAATCATTTTGATAATTGAGTCTTTCATTGTTTTTAAAATACCATCGCTGCCACCGAAAGGATCGTGATACATCAACCACGCATAATCAGCCATAATCCGCTTGCGCCCGGCCTGAAAAATAACACCCGCTATTGAGGCGCAAGCTCCAATAGCGACCGTATCAACAGGGGTTATAGATTTGAGAATAGCTGAATAAATGTTATAACCATCGGTAACTACACCGCCGGGAGAGTTAATCCAAATTTGGATTCTTTTCTTTCCCATCGTGTCTAAGGTGAGTAATTCCTGCATAAATAAAGCCCCGTCAATACCCTGTCCGCCACCGGGAACAATGCCCCCTTTGTCGTCTTTTGAGTCGGCATCAAAACCTATATGCTTGTTAATTAGCATTATTGGTTCATTAACGGATGGGTCTATACAGTAAATCATGCCTTAAAATTACATCTATGCAAATAGGCATTAATTGAATAGCTTAATTTTAGCTTATAAAAAAGTCCCTCCATTTCTGAAGGGACTTAAAACTAAACTTAAAAACCTATGAAAAACCAGAAAAAAAGGATTTACTTTTTAGTGAAACTCAATATCTTTTCCCGTTCCTGAATTGACATATCGTCAAAACGAGCTTTTACCGCTGCGGCAATTACGGCACTTTCAGACATTCCGGTATATTCTGCATACCCCTTTGTCAGCCGATTGTAAAGGGGTGGCAAAGATGTTCTTAATTGAGGGGTTGGTTTTTTCTCAGCACTCATTTTGTTGAGGTGTTGGTTTGTAATATTCAATCATTAATGATTTACCAGAAATTAAAGTTTCTTTGCGAATCTGAATACCATCAATGCAAAACTCTTTTAAAGCTGTTTCTTCGCCGTATTCTTTCGCTGCCCATGCCTGAAACATTTGATAATATGCAGGATTCAAAACAATAGCTTTCGGCTCGATGCCTTGTTTGCGGGTATGAATAATTGCGGCACAAGTCATATCAACAGCCAGACAACCAACTTTTTCGTAGTTGTCTAAATCCAACCTTGCGGCCGTTCTTTTTTCTTTGTTTAGGATTAATAAGCTCATTTTGCAAAGTCTAACAGTGGGTCTTGAATAATTCTATCAATAATATCGGGCAAATCTTGAAATGTTAATCCTGAATAATCCCTGAATATTTGGACTGCCTTTTTAAAAACATCGGCGTTAATGCCTGTTTTTAATTCAAAGTTTTTTTCAAACTCCGGATCGATCTCTTTAATTAAGTGGGGCACTTCGTCAACGATTTCAGCGCTTAAATTGTTGGCTGAATGAAATCGCTCTCTTTTGAGGGAACAATAATAACCATCGTTCAATTTAAATGTATCGCCTTTTTTGTGACCTAAGAAATCCTTTTGTAATTCGATGTATTGTGGCCGTTCCATAATTATTTATTTTGATATAAGATTATATTCAAACGAAACATCTTGAGTATAATTTCCGGTCTCTCTTACGTGAAGAATAAAACCTGAGCTTGTCCGGCCTCTTATCGACCATGTAAGGGTGCTATCTAAGCCCGCCGCTGAACTTGTGATGTTACTTACAATAGTTCCCGAAACGGTATAATTTGCGGTTCCAATATCGGCAAATGAAATTACTACGTCGTCACCGTTGCCGGCTGAAACATTTGGCACTGCAATGACACCAGAATATAAAATTTTGTAATTAGTTTGATTTGCCGGAACATCAAATGTTAAATTCGGATAAGTTCCCGTAATAGTCAAAGCGCCGGATTGGATTGCATTTAATTGCTTTGGCAGAAATTCAAGAATCCCTTTTGCGGCTAAAAAGTTCATCGTCCCTGTCGTGCCTGCCACGACGGCCGTTTTACGAATATCATGGATGTTGTGAACTGAACTATCGGAAAAGGTCACCGGGTCTGCATTGGTTTGATATTGCGTTGTAATGGGTGAGAATATCGCTACATTAGCGTTTAATGTGAAAGTGGCTGCATCGACAAGGTAAATTTCACCTGCATAAAATACAGCACCCGCCGAAACAACATAGCTGTCACCCGTTCCGGTATTGATACAGCCCCAAAGGATATAAACCTGAGCCGCACTATAATTCACTCCGATTATTGCCTGACAAAGTGCGGCAAAAGCCTCCGAATTGGCATCCTGTAAAAATTGAAGTGTGCCGCTTTTAAATTTGAACTGAGCGGAATCAGAAATTCCGCTTACTGTTAGTTTTTTCATATTCGTACTATTGTGAATTTGATTGAAGCCGGGATATATTGATTAACAAAGTTTCTTATTGTCTGATCGGTTGCCGTTACCGCCGTGGGAACGCTGATATAAAAGTGATTCAAATAGACAAATGTCCAATTAGACCCGATGTAATCACTCGATGTTGTTGCACCAACACTTGAACAATACGGCTCTGTAATTCCAATGAAAAAGCCATCCTGAACCGCTGCAACATTGGTTATGAAAATATCGCTTACTGAATCGGGTTGCCTAAAAGTCGTTTCAAATTGCTTGTTTAAAGCATATTCCAAAACCAATTTTGTGCCATTGAATAAAATCCTTTCTTTTAAGTCATCGTAATAGGTGATAAACAAAGCATCGTGCGCCCACTGACAAGCCGACAAAAGCGACTGAACTAATTTAATAGTGTTTGTCTTTCGCTTGTCTGGTGGAAGTAGCTCGACTACTAAAGGGTCTATGTTAAGATTGTAGTTCATAGCTTATTTTGAGATATGGAGCGGCAAAAATGTTTTTAGAAAAATCTGAATCGTTAACAATATCGGACTCCATTAAAAACAGTTGATTTTTTTTACCGTAATCAAGCCAGTAAAATTGGTGATTCGGGTTTAAGCTATTACATGTCGCCGTAATTCTTTTACCCATTTCGCCATTTATTTCAAGACCTAATTCTTTGCATCTTTCTTTGAGTGCCATTTGAATTTTTTTGGTAGTTTCTTTTATGATTCTACTTACTATTCCGTCAATATTAATTGAAACGTTTTCCATTTCTATTCAGCGATGAAATTTAATGAATCTGCAAATGTTTTACCCGAAGTATTTTCTTGGCCGACATATCCGGCAACTGTTTGCCAAAGCCTCAATATAGTTGTTTGATTCAAAATTAAATCAATTCCCGCACTAAAAATAGAAGTATCTTCACGACCCCTGACGTTAAGCAATACAACATCATTAACACCTATCACGTTTCTAATAGTCGCTTCTAAATCGGTCATTTTTAGTGAGCCGTCAAAGTTATTAACCGACAAATTTTGAAGAAATAAATTTAACGCTGCGATTACATTGGTTTGGATTACTGCCGAATATTGACCCTGATAGTAAATATTCGCATTCACGTAGATTTTATCTGAGTCCTTTGATGCAACTATGTAGTTAATTCCGGCTGATCCTTTCAGATTAATGAATCCCTGAGCGGCTGCCAGTTCAGGAGAAGATAAAGCGGCAAAGGGACTACCTTTAGCAACCTTTATTGTGACATCATTAGGAGTGACCGAAGTAACTGAACAGGCTGTAATGATTCGCAAAGTAGTATCAATTACCGGATATTGTGGTACGGTATTAATTAGCTGTAAAATCTGTGGATTGGTAGCTGAATATTGGAAAAGCAACATTTGAGCCTGAATCCAAAGAGGCGAAGCGGCTGCGGCCTGACTTGCTGTCGTTTCAATTGACAGCTTTAAAACATCCATTAACTGTTCAAGATAATTTGAAACAGTCGCAAAAGTAAAGCAAAGAAGCCTTAAAATGTTTCGTTTGCTCCATTTTGTTGGATCAATTGTTAATCCAATGGCCGCAAAATTAGCGACTAATTCGTTTTGTATAGAAACTTGAATATCTGATACAGTGCGTGCCATATGGTTATTTTTTATGTTTTGCTTTACGCTTTGCCCTATTTTTCGCACAGGTTTGCAAATGTTTTTTGTGCTGCTTATTTTGGCTTTCGCTCTTTGCGGTGTAATAATTATCGTAACATTCCATTTTATTGCGGTATTATAAAATCATCCGTTTCAACTGCCGGTGCTGCAATAGTGCCACCCTTAACAAGCGAAGCATCTAAATCGGGATCGGCAGTGTCAATATAAATCACTGTTTCTGGATCGTATTTACTCCCCTTGCTGTCGGTAAAGTTACAAATAAAATTCAGAATATAATGATACAAATTATCATGGTCGAAATCCTGTTCTTCACCAATGCAATTTAACGGGCCGCACGCTGTCGGGCAATATTGACTTAATCCGGTTTTTGCTGAAAGTATTTGGTCTCTTAAATCAAAGATGGTCAAGTCCTGCTCAAAGGTGGTGTCTGCATTAAAATAGTCATGAATCAAATGTATTCTTATTCCCAGATCGGCAGACCGGAAACCTAAACCAATAATTTCAAAGTTTGTGATAACCTCAACAAAAGCAGCCGGGCGTGGCCATTCATAACTTTTACCGTCTCGAATGTCCCGAAGATGGTTATTCCATATCCGCGAAAATAAATTAACGGTTTGATGATCCTGATTGACGACTTGAATAGTTGCCAATCTGGTGAGAATATCTTGAATGGGTTGTTTGATTCCTGCCATGTTAAAATATTTTTGTGATAATCTTGTTAATTTTCTTCGTTTGCATCTCTGTTAATTCCGGCGTTTGCTTCACAAATGGTCTGGCATCTATTTTTATTGTATGCGATCCGATTGTAACCTTTTGTGCATGAGTGGCTTTCTTAGCAGTTGAAAACCTTGTTTTACCCTTTTTGTCTGTCTTAAAGTTAATTACCGCTTCGCGTGCCGATTGTGAAATAATTCCACCATCATTTTGAATTGAGGCATAGGGCAAATCAACAATCATTTTAAAGCCAGATTCGTATAATATACTTGTTCGTGCCATTGTGCTAACTGCCCGGCGAAGTGTCCCGCCTCTTTTTTTCCAACCTGCGCCAACTAAAATAGGACTGGTTTGCCGTTGAAGTCCTTTTGTTTTTGGATATTTGTATGCTTTGTCGCCCGGAATACGCCTTTGGACTTCTTTCCATGGCTTTCCATCCATTCCCTGATCTGTAAATGACTTTACAAAATAATTTTGCGCCTGATTTGGAAGCAAAACAAGAATTTCCCGTTTTGCCTGAATCAGTTTCTTTTGAACGTCTGCAAAATTAAGATGGTCTGCCATTGCTTTTACTTGTTGCAATAATTACGCATCCGACAATAAATAAACAAATTAAACAAAGATTGACAATGTGGCTATCCATTTTTATTTCAAAGTTAATAAATAAAGCGTTTGATTGATTAATTGCTTCATGTCTGCAACAATATTGTCAAGGTCAGAATCAACTACCGGATCAAAGATATTCAAAATATCATCATTCAGGTATGCCATTAATTCAATTAAATAAGTCCTGGCATTGGTTCCGGCGTTTACTTCAATAGTCATTGTGCCACCAATCCTGCCGTATTTACTCTGAAATGTTTCAATGAATTTATCAACCTGATCGAGCCAACCTTCATAGAATTGATTCAGTGCTTTGTGTTCGCTGTATGAAGTTGTATTGAGGTGAATCATGTGGATTACATCCCTTGCTTCAAATAGTTTCTGTTGTACTTTTTGCGGTGTCATTTGCCTGTCTTTATTGGTTCAAAGATAACTTTAAAATCATTTGATTATTTACGATCATAAAAAATTATTCAAAACTACAAAATTAATTTCAAATAAAAAAGGCCGGAGATTATCCGACCTTAATCAATCCGCAGAACTTTGCGGGAAACTGCGAGTTAATTGTTTTCCTCAAATTCGTCAAGATACTGACTAACCTTTTAATTCTTGCATTGTAGAAGGAATCGGAAGCCCAAAATTCTCCTTTGCAAATGGAATGTCTTTCTTAGCAACATCAAAATATGGGTGATCTGGTGAAAAAATATACCCATCTTTTCCTGAGTTCATTTTGAAAGTGTCGTCCATTTCCTTTGTGACCTGATCAAAAGTGGCATCCTTTTCACCTTCGGGGGTTAAATCCTTTTCGCCCTCTTCGTGTTGGGTTACGATGCAAAGGCAGTTAAAATGGTTCGTTGGGTAAACGGAATCCCAGATGGGATCATCAACGGGTGCGGTTAATCCATCTAAGGGGGCGCAAATATCGCAAGCGTCACCAATAGTTGAATAAGTCAAAACAGGAAGTAAATCTTTGTTCTTTTCGATCTCATTCCATTTGTTCGCCATTGTAGCCTGTTGAATGGCGGTGTTCCGTTCGCTCAACCCCCACGATTCGTTCCACTTTTCAAACTCAGCGGCTCCTAATTGACTAAATTCACGTGCTGATCGTAATTCGCCGGAATCTGGATTAATCATTAAGGATCCGATTTCCTTTAGTTCCTGAAATGACTTCGCGGCTGAAAACATGTAGGTATTTTCCCGAAGTTCTTTGAGTAGTTCCAAATCTTTGCCCTTAAAGTCGGTTAAATTACCACCAAAGCCAGAATAGACCCCCGATTTAAGGTAGTCGGCAATTTTCAAATATAAGTCTTCCGGAATATTGTACTCAGTAATTTCACCTGAATAGATACCATCCAGAAGTTTTTTAAGATCATCGTCGCTATATTTGAACTTTTCGGCCATTTGCTTACAATCGTTTGTCTCTGATCGGGTACATTTTTACAAATTGTTACTTAATTACGGCAAAGCTCCTTCAAAACTTTCAATCTGAAAGTTTCCTTTGTCTTACTCATTACCTCTTCCGGTGTCATGTTCTCCTTTTTTGCCACTTCGTCAACCCCATAAACCTTAACGAGTCTTTCCCATTGAACCCGTGTTCTGTTGATCTGATTAACCCCAAAAGCCTTTTCAAACTTTGCCTTAGTGTCGATCAATAGTTTAGGATTACTCAAAAGTCCGGCTTTAATGTTGTTATAAGCCCTTGTTTGTGACCTTTTGCGTAAATATTCTTTAATGAATGTGAACATGGTTATAGATTTTTTCAAGTTTGTTTTTTACCGTCTCGTCAAGTTTTGGCTTATTAAATGTCGGTGCAACCGGTGCAACGGGTGGCGCAACTGGAATACCTGTTTGTTCAGTGAAATAAGCCCCGTCCATAATTAACCCGCCCTTTTGCATTTCAACAGCCTGAGCGATAATAGAGTTATTCGTTTCCATTATCTCAGCATCATTCTTTAACACCGCCTTAACATCGTTGGGAATTGCAAAACCCAAAGCCCTCATGTTTACTATTAATCCGGTATTGATAACATTGGAAATAAAAGCCCCGTCTTTGGTTTGCTTATCTTCCATTGCTATTTCTGCCGGACTCTTCTTTGTTGAGTTTCCAAGTTTGCCAGGAACTGAGTCAATTGCATCGGCATGACCTAATATGATTTTACTGATCTTCTTTTCAAGTCGTTGCTCAAAATTATCATATCCCTGCCAACCCGTGCCACCTAAAGCCGTTTCAAGAAAGGCAATTTCATCTTCAGGATCAATTAAAGCCCATCCGGCCGATCCCATTTGCTGGATTGCTTCAGCTAATAAGGCGCGTTCCTTTTCTTCTGTTTTGGTTGTTTTACCAACCCTGTAAGGCTGCGAATAAAGCTCCACGAAGTCACCGTTAAAGCCCAGAATATTACGAAGGAATATTTCATAAAGAGCAACCTTATAAAGTAGCCCGTAACCGCTTTTGGATGTTCCGATGTCGTTATATGTCTTAATATAAACGTGCCAATCTTTGTAGGGTTCTTCCAAAAATAAAGCCCCTGAAATCGAGTATGTAAAGTTTGTCACATTCAACCTGTCAGGGGAAACGTTCCAGCGCTTAATTATATCTAAGTTGGGAAATTGATCGTCTTCAACGTCGCCCAACGAAACAAGCGTGTAACCGAAGAAAAGCGAATCCAAAGAGAATGCTAAAAACTTATTGAACCATTCTTTGTTTTGGCTTTGGCCTTTTACGGTATCTAAAAAGTAATCAGTAGTTTTTTGATCAATATCGCCGTTTTTATTGACAAACTCCCATTTTCTCAGAAGGGTTAAATCTTTGCGCCTCTCCATACAGGCGAATACGTGGCCGTTGTTTACCGTGTCGATGAATAACTTTTGAGCTTTGACCCGATGCGGGAACCAGACGTTTTCTGCCTCTGTCAATACTTCGCGCCAACTGGCTATATCCTGACGGATTCGCTGAAGCTGAACAGGCGCGACGAAATTACGCAAATCCTTTTTAATTACTTCAGGACTTTGAGACCTGCCAAATGGATTTAAGGCAGACATAGCGGCTTTTATGTTTGGTGTTCTCATTAGTACGAATTAATTAGTTTTTGATTACCTCCAAATCGAATCCTATTACCTTGTAATGGCTGCAATATTGGAAGTGAAGGTGTAATATCGTCACCGATTGCAGCTGCTTGCAGCCAGCCCAAGGAACAGTACGTGGGGTATAATACCCTTTGCCCTCTTATTTCCCGGTCTTCAGCATTGCCCATGTATTGAATTACCCTCAGTTCGGGAACGTTTCGCGGTGAAATACGAAGGTGTGCTTTATAAAGTACGATATTTATGCAGACCTCAAGTAACTTTTGATCCCTATTGTCACCTAATGTCCATTTTGTATCTGTGATTGCAGTATTGACGGCAACAGAATAGGCAACACCCGAACCCCAATATTGAGAACCACTTGTGGCATCATTTGGGAAAATATTTCTTATTTGGTTGATTCCTGATTGTCCTATCTGAAGCATTGCTTCATGGTCGAGTATTGAAGTGGCTATTCTACAAGTGTAAACTTTATCTTTCCAAAAAACCTGATCACCCACTGCATAAATAGTTTGATAATCAAACACGTCATTAGGAAAAGCAGCGTAATAAATCGAATATTGCAACCCGATCAATGTCCAGTGTGCGGCAGTAAACGCTTCGTGTGCGATTATTGCAGTTGTGCAAACATAAACACTTCCGGCCTGTAAAACCATAACACCCAAGGCATAGTTCGAGGTGGCTGAGTAAGCGGCTGCATTAAGATAAACAGTTTGTCCAGCTTTGTAGGTTTTGGTTTTGTCGTGCTGAGTAATTGGTTGAAAAGCCTGTGAAACATCATATTTTTGCTTTAGATAACTCATACACTCTTCGACTGCGGCCTTCTGAATTGAATCTAAAATCGTTAAATCAGCTCCGATAGTCTGTTGTAAATTATCGACTTGGATAGATTTTGCATAGTCTCCATAAAAAATAAAACTGTCCATCTTTTCACATTTTGCGTAAAAGTAAGTAATTTAAAAGCAAAGATACAAATATTTACCAAGAATTTTTTGAATAATTTTTGCCGACCGTTGGGATTGACACTTTGCCACCTCTTTGATAATTCAAATATTCGTTTGCAAAAGTATAACAAATAAAATATCTGGTTAAATCAACGAAGTGACCGTATGGCTGATATGAAACCTTTGTGACCGGATCTGTAACTGTTTTTTTATCGACCTTTCCGTTCTTATCTTCTTTGGTATTTTCATAATCAAGAATAGCTGTCCGACATTTTATATCTACCCTAAACCTAAGCCCCTGTTCTTCGTTTTCAAGAATTGAATTTAAAAATTCAGCTGACATTTTCACTGATGGATTTGAATGTAAAACGGCGCGGCGTGGTTTAAATTCAGTTAAATCATTCATTAGTAGTCTAAATAAATCGTGCCCCTTTTCTTGTTTAACGTCGTCTTTTTGTGATGTTGCGTCTCCGCCGATAAAAACAACCCCTTCATGTTTCCATTCATGTAGCTTTCTGGTTATTTCACGACACATTGAGTGGGTGGTGTTTTCTGGATTTTTCAATGCTATATTGTGAATTAAAAAGATGCTTTTCTGATCGTTCCCAACTTGAAAAATACCACATGGAAAATAAGGGTTTACGTTTTCATCAAAAATCAAATGAACTGCCAAATCAGAATTATAAGGATATATTCCTGTATGCTTTTCGCTTCGCCATTGTTTCAAAAATTCACCACCAAACACGGTTTTTCCCCATTCGCCCAAAACATTAACCTTGTAGCTGTTAGCGTTTGTGAAGGCTAATGCCTTGTATTCTGAAATCAAATTTTCATCCCTATAACCATAATCATTATCGGGACTTCCGGTAATCCAATAATTATCTTCGTAAGTTGTTTTGATTAAAATCACTTTACCGCAAGGCGATATTTTTACAAATGAATTTTCGCAGGGCAATTCCCATTCAGTGTCAACAAACCGATAATTGTCGACTAAATCAGTTTTAACCCAACTATTCTCGTCAACAGGATTCCATGAAGCGAATATTTTCTGTCCCTCAATCCCGCGAAGCGATAAATTAAACTGTTCATATTCGGCGTGTTCAAATTGGTTTAATTCGTCAAGATAGATATATTTATATGATTCAATCCCTTTTGCTTTTTCTGAATCGTCCAATCCTTTCATTACAATTTCAGAAGCCGTGCCAATATTTGACCGACATGCAAATCGACGATCCATTTTATCAAAGGCCGTATAAAGGTATTGGCTGTTTATTGCAAGGCTAAAGGATTTTTTTAATGTAGTGGGTATTATCGTGGATTCTTTTCTGAATGCTATTGTGTTAATTCCGTGAACGTAACACTCTTTGGTAAGTGCCTGACAAATTGAAACCGTTTTAGCTGATGATTTACCCCCGTAAACCAAAACTATTCTAATAGATGGGTCTTTAATTATTTCATTAAGTATGAAATACAGTGGGTTATACCATTTTTTATTAAATCGAACCATTTACTCATAGATTTCATCCTCTAAATCCTTGCCTACCTTCTGAATGGTCACATTTGTTTTTTCTTGTAACCCCAAGTCGCGAGCTATGATGTTAGCATTAAAGAATCCGGCAGCCGCCCCGCTAAACTTTTGATTATAAATAGTTTCCCTGATACGCGATATGATTATAGAAAAATCTTTTGACAATTTATCGGTTTTTCCGCTTAATGAAGTCTCAAATTGATTTAAAAACAAAACATTACAATCGAGATATAAACACATTCCCTGAATGGTAAAAGGTCTTAATCTTGGCAGCTCGACAAAATTAGGGGGGAACACCATCTCTCCGTCATCGCCTTTGAATGGCTTCATTGGTGAGTATTTCACCTGTTCGACTTCGTGGTAAGGTGTATCTTCGCACCATTGAAAGTATTCACACGCGGCATCCCAAAGCAGCTCAGGAGTGGCAAATAGTTTATCCCTCCCATGTTTACTGCGAAGTTTCCAGAATTGATTTCCTTTAGGAGCGCCTTGCATAATCTTCCATTTAACTCACAAATGTACTAATTTTTCAATTAAAAACAATTTTATCCCTAAAATCCTGTACGCGAACCGGATTCTTTGTTTGTAAAAATAATTTACACATAAATCCATCATAATACGAAAGTACTTCTTTGATTATTTCGTCAGGTACGTTTTCCGCAAATAAATCATTGCAATCACACACGAAAATCGTATCTGAAGGTTTGTATTTCTTTTTAAATTCAGCCGGCCAAAGTCGCGGTTCTCCTGAATACTTTTCACGAATTGCCGTGTATCTGGTTTTCATTTTCTCAACATAGCAATAGCTGCATTTGTGCGAACATTCACCAGCTAATGGATTTGGAGTTTTATTAATAAACTCATACATATTTCCGCTCATTTGTCGTTATTTGTTTTTAAAGTTACTAATTATTAATCACTTATGCAAATTTATTCAAATATTTTCTTATCCCGTTCAGAAAGTTCATGTTCGAACAAATCTAAATAAAGAGCTTCAAATAAATCTTTGCCGGGATGAACGCTTCTGTATTCGATTATATTTCTGTCACGTTCGGCGCAAAACTTCGCCAAATCTTCCATGTTGATTTTAATTTCTGAAAGTTTCATTTTGCTTCAAATTTATTACAAGTTTGATCATCCAATTTTTCAGTATATTTTTTGCGGTTAATGCAATTTCCAAGATGGACGCCCCATTTATGGAAATATTTGCAGTTCTGGCAGACCTTCTTTCCTTTTGATGGGGAAATGTCAATGTGGGAATAGACCTTAATTTCAGTCATTTACAATCGTATTAATGTCAATTACTTGAAATATATTCACTTTAACTTTCACACATTTCCATCTATATCGCTCTTTGTCAACCTTCCATATCACATTCTCGGATCTTTCAAAAGCTGAAATACAATCACCCCTGAGATAGTTCAATGTTGATAATATGACCTGTCCTTTTCGGGTAGTGATTACATACATCGTTTCGCTAAAGTCTTTCATGGTGTTTATTTTTAATCAAAATGGGCCACCCTCTTTCGGTTGCTCTTTTTTGTAAAAATTGAAAAAATCATAATAGCGGGCATACTCCGCCGATTTTCGTATGTCTCCCATTGTTGGGAAATCACTTATTTGATTACTTGACCACCAACGCCACGCCGGAGGAATTAATTTGTAATCAAAAGTCGGATAACCAAGATCGAAATTACTGTTGTGATCGCAATTAAATTTAATGAAATTTCGCTCCAATGGAAGTCCGCAACATAAAATGATTGGTAATTCGAAGTTAATCAATTTCAGGTATTCCGAATGCTTAAGTCCTACAATATTATTTTCAAATTTATGCAAACAATAACCATTTTTAACCTCGGTGATCAGCGGTTTTATTTCACAGTAACAATCCAAATCAAGTAATAAAAAGTCAGGACAGTAAAGAATACCATTTTTTAATTTAAACGATCCGGGTTCGTATTCAAATTTTAAACCGTAATGATCAAAAAATACAGCCCATCGAGCTTCTAATTTTGATCGGTATTCGATACCGTTGTATTTTGTTTTCAGTGCTTTCATAATTAAAAAGGATCATCTTCTGATTTATCATTATCTTTTCCGTAAAAATCCGCCACTGGTTCAATGTGATCGTTTTTTATGGCCGGAACTATTCTTGTACTGCCGTCCCAATATCTATTTTCTGTTGTGGAATAACTAAATTCAATTTCTCCAGGTATTCCGACTAATCTTTGTTTTTTAACTTTACCGACAATTATTCGGACTTCACTATTTTTATAATTTGTTTTTCTGTAAGGTCTCCAAACAGAAATTACATTATCTGCCTTGTCTGAAAATGTACCGCCCCCTTTTATTTTGTAAATATCTGGCTGTGGATAATCTTCTTTGCCCTGAAAAAATGGAGTAACCTGATGTGCGACTAATCCGAAGCAAACATCATTATCAATTGAAAACTTTTTGAGCTTAGTCATAAATCGACTAATGTATAAATCTTCCCTTTCGCCTCTCTCCATGAGATGATCAATATTATTGTAGGGATCAATAGTGCAGCCGTTCACACCATAACGCCGCACAATATATTTAAAGCGCGAAAGAATATTGTCAAGTTGATAGTCGTCTTCTGGTAGAACAAATAAGAAATGATCATTAATGAAATTTGCACCATCTTTGTACTCTTCTTCCGACATCACGTTTGCAAACCTCTTATCTGTTGATTTTCCTGTATAACAATGAATTAATTCATCAATCAATTCACTTACAGGATAATTTTCAGGACAAAACATGGCAAATTTCCAACCATCCCGCTCCGCCTTCATTACCTGTAAAGCATTCCAAAAACTGGACTTTCCTTCATTGTTGTACCCTGTAATGATCGTTACTTCACCCTGCCTCCATTTCCAATGCTTATCAAAATTATTAAAATGGGTTGTACTTCCATAACGTTTCCCATTTCTGAACTCATTAAGCATTTTTTCCCATTCCATCGAGACAGTAAAGACACCATCTAAAGGTATTTCTTTTGCGGTTTCCAGAATGTTTTTTAGTTCATCTTTGCCGTATTTGATCAAATATTCGTTTGCATCCTTGCAGTCTTTAAAATCAATCAACAGGCATTTTTCGGCTCCAATACGCCGAATAAGCTCATTTCTCAGCTGAATCCCGGCTTCATCTGAATCAACAGCGATATACCATTTTTCAATTCGCTCAATATCATTATAGCAAGCATCAATAAAATCAAAGTTTTTAGCTCCGTTTGGCACCGACACACAGTTTTTAATACCAACCTCAATAAAAGATAAACAGTCAATTTCTCCCTCAACAATTACCGCAAAATCATTATTCTCAATTCCGTTGAGGTTGTATAGGATTAATTCCGCACCCTTGAAAAGTCCAAACGATTTTTCAGGCCCGCGATATTTAATATTAATTAACTCTTCACCTCTAAAATAATTAAAATTGATCGTCTCAACTTCTTTCTCGAATTTTTGCATCCAATTCATACCGGATGTTATTTTCATTCGCCTTAAGATAAATTGAGATATTCCACGACCTTCAAAATATTTAACAACCTTGTCACTTAAATTTGTGTTGTTACTCCAAACCGGACGCTCATACTTTTTTTCTTTTGGCTGAAAGTCCTTAAACTCATAAAACGCTTCACCACAATTATGGCACTTTCCTACTTTGTCGTTATGGTTCCAGTTGAAACATTTGTCTTTTTGTTTCTTTCGATTCGACGAACACGCCGGACATTGAGTAGATTCAATACCGTTGTATTTAGAAAAATCAACATGGTATTCCTGTCTTGTGGATTTAGCTACAATTTTCATCTGTATTCAGGTTTCATTAAGTCCCAGTAAGGATCAGAAAACTCTTCGGTATTTTTGTGTTCTATTTTGATTGGCTTTCCGTTTATCTGTTTTATTGGAAACATACCATCGTAATTTTTAGACATTGCATTTTGAAGCATTGCTTTCGCTATTTCCAAATTTTGTCCTGAATCACATAAATAAGTCTTAATAAAAGATTTTAATCCAATTGGTTTATAAGACTGTCTTTTTTCTGATTTATATTTTAACCATTCGATAATTAAGGGCTCAAATCCTTCAGGAATTGAAATTTCATTTTTTTCCTTAATAGTATTATATATATTCAGATAAGATAAATTCTTATTTTCATTTTCATTTCCCATATGTGAGGTCAAATGACCTCCCTCTTTTGTATGTTGATTAGTCCCTAATTTATTGTTTTTTCTGCTATCAGTGAATGCCTTACGCTTGTTTTGTTCCTCCTCTAATCGAACATTGTAATATAGGCCTTTTTCGTCTTTAATGAATTTTGTTTGTATTGCGTCCCAAATTTGACCAACCAATTGACCTATCATATGTGAGGTCAAATGACCTCTATTAAATTGCAACATTAATAAATCCATGTATGCTCCTTTTTCCTCAAAGGACATTCCCATTGTGCCACCTAAGTAGTCATTCGGATAAAATAAAAAAGCCGGATCTTTACTCATAATGTACTTTGTTTTTTTAAAGTGAAAAAAATTACAATGGACATCCCAAATTTTTCAATTTGACAATATCCTCAGGGGTGAAACAATTATCTTTAAGTTTGTTTGAAATTGACTGCCTTATGTGTCCCATTTGCTCAGCAAGCCAAACCTGGGTCTTATCTTCCCGATGAAGCCAAACAATAACCTTCTCGCTCGTTTTAAAAATTGTAATCTCCGCCATAATGGACTTAGTTATTTTATTTCCCAAAAATTACCCCTATTCACGGGGCAACGGGACAAAGCTACAAAATTAATTTGAATTAAAACTATTTTTTCAACTGTTTTTTCGCTTCTATTTTATCGGTTTCCCTAAATTCTTCCTCAACAAATTCCATGATCTCGGTGCAAAGCTGAGCCTTGCAAAGTCCCTCAGTAACATCCGAACATTTGCCGTAAAATACGCCTTCCTGACCATCCTCGCAAATGTTGAAGGTCTTATCCTTATAGTTGAGATAAAGCGTCAATTTGACCAGTCCAAGCCAAAAGCGGTACTCTGAGTTTTTAAGTGTTCGTGCCATTGTTTCGTTTACTTTTTATTTAACGGGCAAGTACTAACCCGATTTACCTTCATCGTCCTGCCATTGCCCTTAACGATATGACCATGCCGATGATGTTTTTTAGTGTGCCTCCAAACGGCATTCATTTTTGCCGTTCTGGCGTTGTTATTAGAAAACCAACTTGTCGAAATTGGAAGTTTGGTTTCTGCCTGAGCAGCACAGGAAAAACAACAGGCGAAGATAATCAGGAGCAAAAATACCCAAACTGGATTTAAGCTTTTAAATAGTGATGTTTTCATTTTAAAATAATTTTTGATTTGTGTTGACTCTATTAACTTTACTTACTCGTTCATTTCTAAGATTTGCGTAAAAAATCATATTTCTGTACGCAAATTTTAGGATGTTGTAATTTCCAGCATTCGGTTTGAAGCCTCGTTTCTTCCAGTCCTTTTTGACTTTTGAAATAAAGCGATTTTGAGACGAATACCATGCGTTCATCGCCACTCTTCAGATTTCGAATAGTCGGTAATATCGACAAACTCGCCGGATTCATTCAGCTCCCATTCGTGGGACTCTTGAGTTTTAATTCTGGACTTGAGATAAAGCCCCAAAACAACAGAAACAAAACCCAAATAAATCAGGAAGTAAAAAACAATGGATTGAAGCAATGTGAAATCTTTCATGGCGTTTATTTTTTAGTTACAAATTTAAGAACTACTAACTTATCGGATGTTTTTTCATCCTTTAAAATGTTATTTGTCACAACAAGAAGATTGTTTGCGAAATCATCAGTTAATGAATCATGAAGTTCTTCCCTTAAAATTAATACAATAACTCCAGATTTAACGCCAGCCAATGACTCAATGCTAATTAGATCGTATTTAATCAACCGCTCAGGAATGAAAAAGTCCCTTATTTTTTGTGATGGTGTCATAGTCTTAAATTTTCTGCAATTTAGTTTAATGCTCAATATAATTCACAAAAGCTGTTAAAGAACATATTTTAGTCGTTGTCGATAACAAATTTAACATCAAAAATCTTTCTGATTGTCCTGTGGTATTTTACCCCATTATAACTTAATCCTGTTGATTTTTGATATTTTGGAATAGTTTTTAATCCCAAATAATTGCCCACAAGTTCAATTAATTGAACCAAACCTTCATTACTCCATCTTCCGGAATGGATGCTTTCACCTAATTTATTTAGTGCAAGTATTTCGTAATCAGATAATTTTTGCATGGTTCAATTTATTGAATGGGTGATATAAACAAGTTCAGGTTCAATTACGTCGCTCCTTTGGTCGCTCCTAAAGTTTCTTCATTTAAAATTTGAAATGAGGACCAACCGGGATAAATGGCCGAAAATAAAGTAACAACCTCCCTATCCGTTAGCATTTCAAATTTGTCAATATCAGCGATTAACTGATGTCCATCCTTAAAGGTGATTCTAATAACTGTTCTCATATTTCAAATTTTAAATTCCCAAAACTTTAATTGAACCTGAACGCTCGGCGGCCTCTCCTATAAACATTTCCGCGTCGCGAAGTAACTGCACAGAACAACGATTATCTGCCATTAAGGCTATCGATCCGTTCGTGCCTCACGTCTCCCGCCTTAACAGGCAGATAGCCGCCGAACGTTAGTTGCAATTAAAAACGACCAGCATCATGCAAGTGGTTTCCTCTATCATCATACACATGGGTTTTTAACATATTCCCACCCATTTCATTTGCTTTTTTGAATGCTTCTTCTTTAGTGTCGAAATCACCTTCAATCCAATCAGTATAATCGAATGTATCAACACCTATTACTCTAAATTTTCCTTTTTCTGCTTTAAAACAATCTCTTGATAACATGATTTAAAAAATTAACTGCAACTAACACTAAATATAAAATATACGGGTGTCAGTGCGTGTTTGAACGGTACTACCTTTAATTATCATTCGTGTATCGGGATAGGATACCGCTTTTAATCCCGTACATTTCATATTTTTAACGTTACCAGCAATTGGTTTTAAAAAATTATAAAAATCCTCCCCACTGCTCCATCATAGCCTTTGCAATCCCGGTAAATGATTTACTCCTTTCGTTTGAATTATCCCACGCTTTTCTTATTGGCAATTTGCTTTTCCGCCTTGTACCATCTTTCAACAATCCGCCTCTTGTGCTATTGCTTGTGTAATGAAATTTAGGCTCTACTATTTCCGTTGGCTTTAATAACGGTAATCCTTTCAACCACAAACAGGTTCTTTTTTTAAATGGGTCGCCAAATTGCCAAGGGTTTATGATTTGGTCAGGCTTCCTCCAATTTGTATTCAAATAACCTGTTGGGTTTTCAATCGCAATCCTTTCACATTTGTTATTATAAATTTTCATTACAAAATCAAACGCTTTCTGTTGTCTGCCATCGGCTTGTTTAATTTTCCAACTTGGCGCACCCGCACCGGATAAATCTGTACAAGGCGGAAAAGCAATTATCATGTACCAATCTTGGTCTATAATATCAAACAAATCGCCCTGATAATGTGGTAAGCCTTTCGCCCCGGGAAGCAAATCGCAACTCATCGCATCGTAACCGGCATTTATAAATTGTTCCGTTACTATTTGGCTTTCTTCACACGCTATTAAATATTTTTTTGCCATCGCTATTTTTATAATTTTTTAAAACCAACTGTTCGCTTCGCCCGGTAACACCACCTTTGCGCTATTGAAAAAACAGCGCAAAGCTGCGGTACGTTATAGGGCATTTAAAAAGTGTCCAGCTCTATATCTATGTGACTAAATTTAGCATCTAATCCGAAACAATGGTCAATACTAACCACAGATGCAAAATGAATATCACCATTGAATGGAAATGTAATTCCACTCCCTATGTTTGGTATTACATTTATTTCAGTTTCAAATATATTTTCTCTTCGTTCGTCATCTGTTTGATAATTATAAAATATTGCTTTCATTTTGATAATAATAAACGCCCTATAACAATGTATATAGCAAATTGGGGGCGTGTGCCATTTTGCAATATTTGTGCTGTTAATTTACTTTCGTGTGGTTTGATAGGGTAGCACATTTTAATCCCCCAACTTGCCATATACTTAACGTTAACTGCAAGGCTAAAGACCCGCTTCGTTGTCAGTTCGTTTTTTAATTACTTTGTTCATTGCCTTTAATAATTCATCTATAAAAGGCTGACGAATCTTAGGTATTTTGTTTTTGCGAACTGTTTGGCGTGAGCCGGAAAGCATCCGGCTCAATTCGCCCCAGTTGATTAAATCTTTAGTTTCCATATTTTAGTCTAAATAATCAGCTTCAAAACATAAAATAACCACTTCGCCATCGCTACCAGTACCACTTACAATACCTGTATATTCAAATTTTGCACGATCTAAAAATTCGCTTCTAACTATTGATTTTTCAGTATAAACAGATAATCCATTTTCTGATTTGCTTTCGGAATAGTTCCATGAGATAAATTTTTCAGGGGCTTTACCAAATCTAAAAGCTGTTATAGTTTCTGCATTTTCTAAACTTATACCTTCGTAACCTAAATTATAAGCTACTTGTAATGTTGCTGTATAATACGACCAAAAATCTCCAGTAGCTCTGTGTTTTAAACCTGCTGCGTTTGCTTTTAATATTTGTTCTTTAGTAATCATTGTGTGTATCATTTATTTGATGAAGTAAAGATAACACATTTGTGTTACGTGTGCAAGTATTTTATCAATTATTTTCAATATATTTCTAATTATTTTTAGGCAACAAACAAAAACGGGCGGTAACACGTGCTATACGTCAGTTTTGCAGATAGTTTAGTGCTTAATTGATAGTTTCTGCAAGCAAAACCGCACGCATAGCACCAACGTTATAGCCAA